TGTGCTGGTCGTGTCACGCCGCGAAGACCGCGCGCGAACGTCTCAAGTGATAATTGTTTTCATTTGAAGCGGCCCGGGGAGGGGGAGGGTAAATCTCTGCAGCCCTTGCCCTTCCGGACTGCCCGCCTCGTCATATTTTTACACGCCAAAAATAAGAAACTTTTTTCCGGAAGGTTCTGCCTATTGATGAGGAGGTTTTATGGGTTCTGTTGTTAGATCCTCCGGTGGTGGACGTAAGCCGAATCTGTCCGGTGGACAGAAAAGCAAACTGACGAGGATCGCCCCGCCGGCGGAGTTGATGGGTGATGTGGCGATCCGCCTGTGGAAAATACAGAGCAAAATTTTAATCGAGCGCGGGGTGTTCGAACTGGAGGATGCTCCGCTCCTCATGGCTTACTGTAATGCGTTCCATTTGATGACAGAAGCCGAAAAAATGATTGCGAAAGACGGTCTGACGGTCTCCAGTGAAATGGGTGGCGAAAAAAAACACCCCGCCGTTAACGTCAGGAATGATTCTGTCTCGCAGCTCGCCCGTCTGGGTTCACTTCTTGGGTTAGATCCTCTCAGCCGCATTCGCATGACCAGCGGTAAAAATGACCCGGACGATGCAGGGAATGAATTTGATGAGTTTGACTGATGGCTACATATCCGAACGTCAATGCGGCGAACCAGTATGCGCGGGACGTCGTGAACGGGAAGATTCTGGCCTGTCGGTTAACCCTTCTTTCCTGCCAGCGACATCTGGATGACCTGGAGCGGGCCAGAGATCCGAAATGGCCTTACCGGTTCGACAAAAATAAGGCTGAACGTTTTTTAAAATTTGCCCAGAAAATGCCTCACACCTCCGGGGAGTGGGCGCGCCGTAAGCTGCGTATTGAGTTTGAACCCTGGCAAAAATTTTCGCTGGGAGTGCCGTTTGGCTGGGTGCGCAAGGACACGGGCTTTCGCCGGTTCACAGAAATTTATATTGAGGTTCCACGAAAAAATGGTAAGTCGGCGATCGCCGCGGCCATCGGGAATTATATGTTTTGCGCGGATGGCGAATACGCGGCGGAGGTTTACTGCGGCGCCACAACCGAAAAGCAGGCATGGAAAGTCTTTGCGCCGGCGCTGGCGATGGTGAAAAAACTTCCGGCGTTGCGCCAGAAGTTCAGCATTAAACCTTGGGCGAAGAAGATGACCCGCCCGGATGGTTCAGTCTTTGCGCCAGTTATTGGCGACCCGGGTGATGGTGACTCACCGTCTTGCGCAATCATTGATGAATACCATGAACATCCGACGGACGCGCTGTACACGACGATGACCACCGGTATGGGGGCGAGGGAGCAGCCGGTCACGCTGATTATCACGACTGCGGGATTTGATATCACATCCCCCTGCTACGAGAAGCGGGCGCAGGTTGTTGAGATTCTGGAGCGCATCAGGGAGGGGGGAGAGAATGAGGCTATTTTCGGCATTATCTACACCCTCGATGATGACGACGACTGGACGCAGCCGGACGCGCTGATCAAGGCCAACCCGAACTATGGCATTTCGGTAAAGGAAGGTTTCCTCAGGGCAAAGCAACTGCTGGCGATGTCCACGCCGAGCCAGACAAACAAGATCCTCACGAAGCACTTCAACAGGTGGGTAAGCTCTAAAGCGGCCTACTACAACCTGCAGAAGTGGATGGCGGCGGCGGATAAAACTCTGACGCTGTCAGCGTTCGCCGGGGAAGAGTGTTATCTGGGGATTGACCTTGCGTCAAAGCTGGACCTGAACGCTGTAGTACCGGTATTCCGCCGTGAAATCGCCGGACTCAGTCATTTTTATTGTGTTGGTCCGATGTTCTGGGTGCCGGAGGACACGGTTTTTTCCACTGACCCGGCGCTGAAAACCACGGCAGACCGCTATCAGTCCTTTGTGAACCAGAATGTGCTGGTACCGACTGACGGCGCAGAAGTGGATTATCGCGTCATTTTTGAGGCCATTCTGGCATTACGTGAAACCGTCAAAATTGCCACCTGTCCCATCGATCCCTACGGCGCCACCGGAATATCTCACCTGTTGCAGGATGAGGGGCTGGAGCCGATAACCATCACTCAGAACTACACCAACATGAGTGACCCCATGCGAGAGATAGAGGCCGCGATTGCGGCAGGTCGCTTTCATCATGACGGTAACCCGCTGATGACCTGGTGTATCTCCAATGTGGTCGGCAAATACCTGCCGGGCAGTGATGATGTAGTTCGCCCGATAAAGGAAGGTAACGGAAATAAAATCGATGGCGCCGTCAGCCTGATGATGGCAGTTGGCCGCGCGATGCTGAATGAACCGGGTGATTTTCTTTCTTCTCTTGATCCTGATGAAGACCTCTTAATTCTATGAAATCAATCATTACCGATAGTATCGGGCTGGCCGGTTACGGCCTGCTCACGGCAGGCTTTTACCTGCAGTTCGGACTGGCGCCGGCATTGATGTTCTCCGGTGGTCTGTTGCTGGTGGGGGCGCTGGCGATGGCCAGAAGGGGGAAAGATGTTGCTTGATGCCATGTTCCGCAGCGCATCGCTGGAAAACCCGGCGACCCCCCTGACCGGTGATATGGCGGACACGGAAGGCCTGTTTGCGTCAGATGTGTACGTCAGCCCGGAAACCGCCATGAAGCTGGCAGCCGTCTACGCCTGTATCTATGTCCTGTCGTCAAATCTGGCACAAATGCCACTCCACATCATGCGAAAGCATGACGGCAAAGTGGAGCCCGCGCAGGATCATCCGGCGTTCTATCTGGCGCACGATGAACCGAATGACTGGCAGACCAGCTACAAGTGGCGTGAGCTGAAACAGCGTCATATTCTCGGCTGGGGTAACGGATACACCTGGGTTAAACGTACCCGGCGGGGGGAAGTGTGTGGGCTGGAGTGCTGCATGCCCTGGGAAACCACGCTGTTAAAAACGGGGGGACGTTACACCTACGGACTGTACAACGAAGACGGGGCGTTCGCCATCAGCCCCGATGACATGATCCACATCCGGGCGCTGGGCAATAACCAGAAAATGGGGCTGAGTCCGATCCTTCAGCATGCGGAAACCATTGGTATGGGGATGAGCGGACAGAAATACACCGAGAGCTTTTTCAGCGGTAACGCCCGTCCTGCCGGGATTGTGTCCGTAAAGGGGGCGCTGAATAAAGACAGCTGGGGCTGGCTGAAAGAGCAGTGGAAGAAGGCTTCGCAAATGCTGCGCAGCCAGGAAAACAAAACCATGCTGTTGCCCGCCGATCTGGACTACAAGGCACTGACGGTTTCCCCGGTTGATGCCCAGATCATCGATATGCTCAAGCTTAACCGCTCTATGATTGCCGGGATATTCAACGTACCGGCGCACATGATTAACGACCTTGAAAAAGCCACGTTCAGCAATATCACCCAGCAGGCCATTCAGTTTGTCCGCTACACCATGATGCCGTGGGTGACGAACTGGGAGCAGGAGTTAAACCGTCGCCTGTTTACCCGCGCGGAGCGTGCTGCCGGATACTACAGTCGCTTTAACCTGACCGGCCTGCTGCGCGGAACGCCGCAGGAGCGTGCGCAGTTCTACCATTTTGCGATTACTGACGGCTGGATGAGTCGCAACGAGGCGCGCGCCTTCGAAGACATGAACCCTGTTGATGGTCTGGATGAAATGCTGGTCAGCGTGAACGCCGCAAACCCGGCCAAAGATTTTACTACCGACCCAAAAAGCGAGGAGCAAACCAATGGATGATCGCGAAGTCCGCTGTTACAGCGGCGAGGTTCGGGCGGAGCAACACAGTGAGCAGCCGACGCATATCATCGGGTACGGCTCCGTGTTCAACAGCCGTTCTGAGCCGTTATGGGGATTCCGTGAAATCATCAAGCCTGGCGCGTTTGATGATGTGCTGAATGATGATGTGCGCGGGCTGTTTAACCACGACCCGAACTTTATTCTCGGTCGCAGCGCTTCGGGGACGCTGTCACTGGCGGTTGATGATAAGCAACTGTCTTGAACGAAAAAATTATGGCGCAATATGATGGTACGATTCATCCCATTCTTCGTTCTTCCTTAACATTGCGTTAACGATGGTCAGCAGTTTGCGCATACACGCCACCAGCGCCACTTTCTTCGCCTTACCCG